GTAAGTATTTTGAAATTACTGAGTCTGAAAAGAAATTTAACAAAGAAGTTCAAAAAGAAAGAAACGGTTACATTATTAAGAGGCGCGTTAACGAATCAACATCTGATTATATTGAGCCAATCGAAAATAGAAAATATTATAACTCTTATTCACAAGCGTTGAAGAGACTTAACTTAATCATTAAAGAAGTTAATACCTTGAATGGACATGAAGAGGGGGTTGCTCTTTTTGGAGAACAAAAAAAGTTTGTTCTTAAGTCTCCAAAACCAGTGGAGCCAATCGCACCTGTTGCGGATGAACCAGCAGTTCCTGCTGAACCACCTGTAGTACCTGAACCAGAATTACCACAAGATGATGCTGGTGAAGAGATGGATGTTACTACAAGTGACGAAATGGATTTGACGGATGTTCCTTTGGATTCGGAAGAAGGTAATATTGGTGGAATGGAAGTTGACGACAAAGTTTCTTGGAAGGTTATTCAAAAACTCACAGGTAAACTTACTCAGAAGTTAAGAATGTTCGCTGACGATGAAGAAATGACTTCAGAAAATATTAAATACGTAATCAATATGGTATTGGCATCTTTGGATTTGGCTAAATTATCTACTGAAGATACTGAAGATATCATGACTAAGTTTGAGGACGTTGAGGCTGAAGATGAAATGGATATGGGTTCAGAAATGCCAATGGGTGAACCTGAAGTTGACATGGGCTCTGAAGATATGGAAATTTCAATGGAGGGACCAACTGATGAATCTTATGGTAAGACACACATCTACGATTCTTTGTATAAAGAAAGTAAAGTTGATAAGGTATTAAGTAAGTATTTTGAAATTACTGAGTCTGAAAAGAAATTTAACAAAGAAGTTCAAAAAGAAAGAAAAACTTTAAGTGAGAGTCAAATCAATTTTATGGTTAATAAAATTGAGGAGTTGTCTCAGACTATCGAACAGGAAATGGCGGGTAAAGAATTTGTTAAAGAAAATTCGGACTTCCGTTTCGTTGGAAAAACAAACTTGAATAACTTGGTTTTCGAAAACAAAGATAAACAAGTAAAAGTATCTCCTGAAGGAATCGTACTATGAGTTACCTTATCTATGTAAACGGACTTGGTCCTGACTACAAGGGTAACAATTTATACGAGTTTATCTTTTCGGATGAATTGGACGTTTGGGGTGAGGCATGGGAAGCGAATCCATCTAATGGATACCCTTCTCCACCTGACCTCAAGCACATTAGAAAAGTAGGTACACTCAGAAATATAGACATTAAATTCGAGTTGATTCAAAACTCCGACTTTTTCAACATGTCAGATGCCATGGATGATGTTGTTGCGTTGGGTTGGGAAGTAAACGAAGAAAATGTTGGTAAACGATTGGTGTTCCGCTTCGGTGAAGAAGAAAAAACCGTTAAAAATAAACTTTACGAAAGAGATTTGATTCTCGAATTTGAAAAAACTGTGGTTTATGAGAACTAATAACAAAACAAAAGCTCTTATGGAAATTGGATTGAGTTCCAATATTATTTCCAAATTGAATGAAAATCAAATCGATACTCTTTTCGAAAAGTTTGGTCTGTCTGAACAAGTAAGACAAACCACGAAAACTGTTAAAACCACAACCATCCCACCTTCAACTGCACGTTCCACGGGTGCGGTTGTGGATGGAGCCTCAATTAAAACTGACCCCTCTGGTAATATCGTAGTCATGCACGCCGCTGAAGGTGAGGTAAAAGAAGATAATGTCGATGTAATGGGTTCTGCAATGGGAGGTGCTACTACCCAAGCTCCACACCAAATTATGTCACCTGACGGTATGGGTGATGATAGTGACAAACAAATTGACAAGTACGAAGACATGACTGAACAGAAGTCAAAGGAATTAAAGAAGAAAGAGTCAAACCCTTTTGCCATTTGTCACGCACAACTTGGTCCTGAGAGAGATGACAAGTTTGAGAGATGTGTTAAGAAGGTAAAGAAAAGTTTAAAGGAGGGAGAATCCCCCTATGCTTTTTTCATTGAAGAAAAAATCGTATCTTTGGTAGAGAGTTACATCCAACCAAGGATGTCTAAAAAAGATTTGATGAAAATGATTGAGGAAGCACCTATGATACGTAAACCCCTATACCGTCCCAAGACTAAGGGACTCGTGGGTAATATGAAAATGAACAAACATATTGGTAAACTTATGTCTTTAGGTAAGACGATGGCTACCGAGGACGCACCAACTATTGCACCACCGAGAACAAGACCAACCACTAAGCCTGGACCAAGTGTTCGACCATCTCACCCAGGAAAAAATCCAAAACCAGGTGTCAACCCTGAACCAAAAGCTATGGCTGAAAAAGCAAAAAAAGACGTTTTGAAAATTATTAAGGACATTCTCAATGGCAAGTAAAAAAATTAAAGAACAAATCGACTACGGGGATACTCCCGAAAGAATGAGTAGGTCATTAGAAAGAAAAATTTCTGACCCTCAATCTCCGTTTGCCGTCAATCCGGCGTTTGAAAAAAAAGAAGAAGACGTACAGAGACTGATAACTAATAGATTTAAAAAAGTCGCTGAAAAGTTGAGAACTCTTACTGGATTTCCTGTGACCGACCAACAAGTACAAATGATGCTTATTCAGGAATTAAGAAGAGCGGTCTACACAGTAATGAGAATTGAAAGCCAACACAATCAAGAACTTGTGGATTTGGCAATCGAAGCTTCATTAGACGAAATTCAAATGCCTGAGGATTGGTTTGAAATTGATGCTCACTTGGGTGCCGACCAAGCACCTGAATTACCCATGGGAGGAGGAAACCCCCCGAAGGTATCTATGGGTAAAGAGTATGATGTTACTTTAGAAATGCACAAGAGGAACATCATTAACGCCATAATCCAAGGTACCTCTAAAAAAGGGCACTATGTTTTTCAAAAACCTGAAATACGTGAACGACTTAATGATATTAATCCACTTTTATACGATAACTATCTGAAAATTATGGCTCTTAATGACTTTATGTATTTCACTCAAGACCAAGCGATAGACAATTGGTCTCAAACTCAGACTGGAGTTGGTGGATACGTAAAATTAGAAGATTCAGATAGTTCTGATGAAGACGGAGATGGCGCTCCTGACACACGAATAAAAGCTTCAGGTTGGGTTTTTCCAATTTTATGTCACGAGATTATCAAAGGTTTGGAAGAAGCTAAAGGAAGATACGGTTTCCCTGAGGATGAAGAAATTAGACAAGTAGTTCTACAAAAAACTGATACTTTACCTATGGAGTCGTGGACACTAAGAATCGGACCTGAAATCGTTGAAAAAATCAGATTTGCTTTACCCGATGAAGTGTACGAAGATGAAAATAAAGGAATAATAAACTGGTTCCAAATGGAACTTTATAAACTTCCTGCTGAGGAATTTCTACAAATTATTGGGAATATTATTTCTGAAGACCGGTCAAAGAACAGGAAAGGGGAAGACAGTTTCAAAGAAATTCTTGAAATTGCCAAAAAGAAAAAAGAAGAATTCGAAGGATTTGAGCCAAATGACTCAGATGACCAAGATGGTTTAGATTTCTTAGCAGGATTGGGTATTTCCCGCCCTGACTAAGAAAGTCTATGACTAAAGAACAACTAATTATTGAGTACAAAAAATGTCTTAAGAGCACACCCTATGCTCTTAGGACTTATTTACAAACCTACGATAATACAGTATCCAAATATGTTCCGTTAGAACTATTCTCAGACCAAGTAGAATTGGTAAATGACTATGAGAATTTTAACGAAAATATTGCCCTGAAATACCGGCAAGCCGGTGTATCGACTGTTACTGCCGCTTGGGCAAGTAAAAGACTAGCATTTGCCCGTAAAGAAAAACCCGAAAAGGTTTTGATTATTGCCAACAAACTTGATACTTCAGTTGAATTTGCCAATAAAATCAGAGCTTTCACAGAACAATGGCCCAGTTGGGTCGGTATAGGATTTGCTGCCGAAAAAAATGCCGCCAAACATTATAAACTAAATAATGGTTGTGAGGTAAAGGCAGTCGCAACCTCTAAGGATGCTCTACGTGGTTACACCCCTACGATTCTTATATTTGACGAGGCTGCGTTTATCGAAGCTGACAGTGATTTCTGGGCGGCTTGTATGGCATCACTGTCTACGGGTGGTAAGGTAATTGTAATTTCGACGCCAAACGGATTTGACCCAATCTACTATGAAATCTACGACCAGGCACTTCGTGGAATGAATGATTTCAAAATTACCGAAATGTATTGGTTCCGTGACCCTCGATACACAAAAGACCTTTACATGGTAAAGTGTAATGACATTGTTCACTACCTTCTTAACAAAGAAGAATATCCAAAAGATGTTGTTGTAGATTTATCACATGAGAATCACCGTGAAAGAACTCTAACGGATTTACAAGGATTTATTGCCGACGGATACAAACCATGTTCTTCGTGGTTTGAGAGTATGGTAAAAAAATTGAAGTACGACAAACGTAAGGTTGCACAAGAATTAGAGTGTAACTTTTTGGGTTCAGGTGACAACGTATTTGACTCTCAGTTGGTTCAGACAATTATGAAAAATGATGTTAGGGAACCGGCAGCTAAACTGATTGGCGGACAACTTTGGATTTGGAAAGAACCTGAGAACGGGCACAAATACGTTATGGGAATTGACGTTTCTCGTGGTGATTCTGAAGACTTTTCATGTATTGAAATCATTGATTTTGACAGTAGGGAACAAGTATTGGAATTTGTTGGAAAAGTACCACCCGATGTTTTGGCGGAGATTGGTTACAAGTGGGGTAATATGTACAATGCACTTTGTGTTACAGATTTGACTGGCGGAATGGGTGTTGCCACTTCAAGAAAATTACAAGAACTCGGGTACGAGTTGTTCTACTATGATGGGGTGGATATGACAAATTTGTGGAAGTTTGACCTAAGAATCAAAGACAAAATACCAGGTATTAATTTCAATAGTAAAAGAGTTCAAATTATTGCCGCATTTGAAGAAAATATTCGACATGAGTTCAAAGTTAGGAGTAGTCGTTTGATTAATGAAATGGGCACATTCGTTTACATCAACGGAAGACCTGACCACCAAAGAGGTCATCATGATGATTGTATCATGTCTATCGCCATTGCTCTTTATGCTGCCGAGGCGGCTTTTCCATCGTTGGTAAAGGTTACCAACCATACTAAAGCAATGATTAATTCATGGGCGACCCATGTAAATGAAAATACTGAAAGGTCCGATTTCTTCAATCCAATGATTCCACAATTCCCGAATCAAAATGGAATGGGTAGACCAAACCAACAAGTATCTCGTGAGGATTATCAGAAATACGGGTGGTTATTTGGTATCCGTTAGTATTTATTATGTACTACACTAAGTTAAGTTTATCCTAATATGGACCAAAAGAATATGACAGTATGGCAAAGGTTATCGAGGGCTCTCGGTCCTGATGCTTTACTGAGTCAAGATTTTCCAACTTACAAGTTCGATAAAAAAGAACTTCTAAGAACTACAGACAAAGCCACTTACGAAAAGGAAAAATTACAAGCTCAACAGAGTATCTATTTGGCAAACCAATTTGCTAAAGTTGAGAGTAATCTTTACACTCAAGCAATCTACTACGAACCAAACAGGTTGGCTTCGTACTACGATTACGAGTCCATGGAGTACACTCCTGAGATTTCAGCGGCATTAGACATTTACGCTGAAGAATCTACCACTCCAAACGAAGATGGGTTCATTCTACAGATTTATTCTGAATCAAAAAGAATCAAATCAGTATTAGCCGACTTGTTCAATAATAACTTGGACATTAACACCAACTTACCTATGTGGACAAGAAATACATGTAAGTATGGTGACGATTTTGTATACCTACGTTTGGACCCCGAAAAAGGGGTAATTGGTTGTCAACAACTTCCGAACATTGAAATCGAAAGATTCGAGTCGGGTATGATGGAAAGAAATATTACTTCTGATGTAAAACCATCAAAAGAAAACAAAGGTCTAACTTTCCAATGGAGAACTCGTAATATGGAATTCCAACCATGGGAAATTGCCCACTTCAGATTATTAGGTGATGACAGAAAACTTCCTTATGGTACTTCCATGTTGGAAAAGTCACGTAGAATTTGGAAACAATTGTTATTGTCGGAAGATGCGATGTTGATTTATCGTACCTCAAGAGCGCCTGAAAGACGTATCTTCAAAGTTTATGTTGGAAACATGAACGATGACGATGTTGAAGCATACGTAAACCGTGTCGCCAACAAGTTCAAGAGACAACAAATTGTTGATTCCAAAACAGGACAAGTAGATATGAGATTCAACCAAATGGCGGTAGACCAAGATTACTTCATACCTGTTCGTGACCCATCGACACCTTCACCAATTGAAACTTTGGCGGGAGCTCAGAACTTGTCGGAAATTGCTGATATTGAATACATTCAGAAAAAGTTGGTGACCGCTCTTCGTATTCCAAAGGCATTCCTTGGGTTTGAAGAAACTGTAGGAGATGGTAAAACTTTGGCGTTGATGGATATTCGTTTCGCTCGTACCATCAATAGAATTCAAAAGTCTATGATTCAAGAGTTGAACAAAATTGCTATTGTTCACCTTTTCTTGTTGGGATTCGAGGAAGAAATTTCAAACTTCACTTTGGGTCTAACCAACCCATCAACTCAGGCAGATTTGTTGAAGGTAGACATTTGGAAAGAAAAAGTTCTTCTTTATCGTGACATGGTTTCAGACCCTGGTAATGGAATACAGCCAACCTCCTCTACTTGGGCTAAAAAACATATCTTTAATTTCTCTGATGAGGAGATTCGTTTGGACTTGTTACAACAACGTCTCGAAAGAGCAATTGGTGAGGAATTGAAACAGACTCCTGTTGTTATTAGTAAGACAGGATTGTTTGATACTATTGACAAACTTTATGGGACAAAAGGTAGTGGTGAAACTACCGCCCAAGCAACTGCTGCGGGAGAAGAAACTGTACCACCACCAAGTATGCCAAGTGGTTTATCTGATTTGGGAGGAGAAACTGGAGGACCTGACTTGGGTGGTGAAATTCCACCGGCAGGTGAAGAGGCTGCCGCCGCTACCGCAGGCGGTGAAATTACTCCCGAGTCAAAAAGGAGGGATATGAACATATTGATTGAAAGCGATATGTGGGGTAGTAAATTTTTAGATTTGGGTGTAGGTCAACAATCTTTAGGAGAAATTGGGGATGAATTAGACAAGTTGTTGAATTCGTAATATTTATTGTTGATAAAATACAACCCCAATGACCTTCGGACAGATAAAATCCATAATTGAAAAAAACTTAGTTGAATCATACAACAAGCCTACTTCCTTTAAACAAACTTTAAGGGAATTCAAACATAACGTTTTAGAAAATAAAAATTTTGCCAAACTTTACTCTTTGTACGATGATTTGTCGTCTCCTAAGGGGCTGAAAGAATCAGAGGCGAGAGAATACCTTGAGGAAGGTATTGAAGTGATTAGACACATTCTCAAGACTACTCAACTCCCTAAGAAAGGTAGTGATGTAGTTAATATCTACGAAGATTTGGATAATTTGGTTTATTATACCAAAATCAACATCCAAGAAAGATTGGAGTCGAGAAAAAATATTCTTAAAACTTTGATGACTGAAACTTCAAAGAAGAAAGAATCTGTCACTTTACCAATCAAATCGATGGTAAACATTGCTAATCAAACTATTCAAAATTATTTGACAAGTTTAGATGAAACAACAAAAAAAGAAGTGTTCCACATTTTGGCGTCTAAGTCGGATGACTTGGAAAAAGAATATACGAACCTTAAAGAATCCACAATTTCGAAATTGAATTCTTTATATGAGGAACAATCTGAATCTGAGATGAAAACAAGAATTTCAGAAACAATTGAAAAAATTCAATTGGAAAATTTCGACCAAGTTAATTACGTTAGACTAAAACAACTCGAAGAGTCCCTCAGTCAATAGAATTAAGTTTCTGTTTGTAAATCGCAGACAATTTTTGTTTGCGTCTAACCACTGACTTTTTTGTAAACTCTTTTCTCCCATTCAAAATTTGGGATTGTTTTGTTTTGATTACCTTGGATTTCAAAGTCTTCAAAGCTTTTTCTATGTTTGAGTTAACAATTACAACTAGCATATTTAAGAAATATTTTGGAAATCCGAAAAAGACTCCTATAATTAGAGAAAATAAACGGAGAGCAATATTTTAACCCACGTGAAAAAAGGGAAAACAGTAAAGATTAACCAATACGATTCATTAAAAACTTTGTACGGTACGGTTGACTCAAAAAATCTTAAGTCATTATACATAAACATTCAAACTTGGGTGACCCCTGTCCAAGACTCGGAAAATTGGACTCGTGTGGTAGGTAATTTATCTCGTGATGTAAAACATTCCGTATACGAGAGTTTGGACCGAAATTTATTTAAAGAAAATTTTATTGTGGATTTGGACTTGAGAACAAGTGGAATTCAATTAGAAAAACACTCTTTTATGAATTTGGAGATTAATTTATTCACTAAAGAAGAATTGGATTTCAAAGGGAATAGATTAAAAGATTCAATCAAGAAAATTTTGAGAGAAGTATACAAAGATTGTGTTATGAAAAATGATTATTTTGTTTTTTCAAACTCTAAAGAAACGGGTAAAAAGAAAACTAACCTATAACCTAATATTTATCTCTAAAAGAGATAATGAAAGATTTGAAAATTTTGGGTCCTCGTGACACGGGTAAGGGTATTCTTATTGAAATGGATGCGGGATATGTATCACCCAAAGATAGACTGAATGAAGATTTCTTAAAAGAACAAAAGGATTTAGATTATAGAAACCCTTTTGAATTCTACGCCGTTCTACAGAAGTTTGGTGTACCTAATCGTAATGGTAGAGTATACCCTGAAAGAATTCTCAAAAGAGAAGCTGACAAGTACAAAAACATTATTAAGAAAGGTCTTTCAACTTCAGAGTTGAATCACCCTGAATCTTCATTAATTGACCTAGATAGAGTGTCTCACATAATTACTGATATTTGGTGGGATGGAAATATCTTGATGGGAAAACTTAAACTCCTCACTTCACCAGGTTTTCATGAAAAGGGAATTGTATCCACAAAGGGAGACATCGCAGCTAACTTAATGAGACAAGGTGTTACGATGGGAGTTTCCTCAAGAGGTGTAGGTTCTTTGGCTAAGAAGGGGGAACAGAATGAGGTACAAGATGATTTTGAATTGATTTGTTTTGATTTGGTATCTTCGCCTTCAACACCTGGTGCTTATCTGTTTAGTAATGTTGATGACAGGAATCAATACGAAGAAAACCTTGAT